ATCCAAGAATCATCCAAGATGACAAGTTCCAAAAGTTAGTCAAGTCAATTAAGGAATTCCCTGAGATGTTAAACATCAGACCAATCGTGGTCAATGCGGATATGGTTGTACTTGGTGGGAATATGCGACTAAAGGCTTGTAAGGAAGCAGGACTGAAAGAGGTAGCAATAATCAAGGCAGAAGACCTGACAGAGGACCAACAGAAGCAGTTTATCATAAAAGATAATGTCGGGTTCGGTGAATGGGATTGGGAAGACCTTGCAAATAATTGGGATGCTGAACAGTTGACAGATTGGGGGTTAGATATTCCCGACTTTAAACCTGAGGTCCTTGAAGCAGAAGAAGATGAGTTTGAAGTACCTGATGGTGGGATTGATACCGATATCGTTCTTGGGGATTTATTTGATATAGGTGAGCATCGTTTGCTTTGTGGGGATTCAACAGATAGCGACCAAGTTTCAAAGTTGATGAATGGACAGAAGGCAGATATGGTATTTACTGACCCTCCTTATGGTATTAGTGTAGTTAAAAATGATATGGTAGGTGCAGACTTTGGTGTAGCAAAGAAAGGTAAATATAAACCTATTGCAAACGATGAAACAAAAGATGTTGCACAAGAGTTCTATCAGACTTGCATAAGTTTAGAAATGAAAGATTTTATTATTTGGGGAGGTAATTACTTTACCGACTTTTTACCATTCAGTGATGGTTGGTTGATTTGGAATAAAAGAGCAGGAACAGACATAAGAAACACTTTTGCAGATGGTGAAATGGCATGGTGCAGTTTTCATACACCCATAAGAATTTATGACCAATTATGGAATGGAATGATTAGAGAAGGTGAAAAAGAAAAAAGGGTACACCCTACTCAAAAACCTATCAGAATGCTTGGTGAGATTATAGAAGACCATGTTAAAGGAAATATCATTTATGATGGTTTCTTGGGTAGCGGTTCAACAATGGTAGCAAGTCACCAAAAGCAAAAGGTCTGCTTTGGAATAGAGATGTCGCCTGATTACTGCCAAGTCATAGTGGACAGGATGGTTAAACTTGACCCAACTTTGGAAGTTAAAAGAAATGGTAAAAAATATATCAAAACATCGGAATAACATCGGAATGGCAAAGCAGATAAAACAAGAACACGGAGGCAGTTTGACAAGACCTGAGAAGGGTGAAACAATGAATCCAAACGGCAGACCGAGAAAATATGTATCACTTCTCAAAGAGCAGGGGTACAAACTGGCGGAGGTTAACGATTGCATCCAAGCAATTATGTCTATGGATATGCAGGAACTCAAATCGGTATGGGATAACCCGAAAGCAACTGTACTGGAGAAGACCATTGCAGGGGCATTGAGGAAATCATTAGAGAAGGGTAGTCTTTATTCCATTGATACCTTACTGACAAGGGTGTACGGCAAACCAAAGGAAACGGCACACATAACCAATGATGGGAAGATTGAGGTCATATTTACTAAGGGCAAAACGATTCTATGATAATTGAACTACCTGAAGCACATAAGAACCAAGAGATCATTATTGAATCCCCTGCAAGGTTTAGGGTGGTGATGTGTGGCAGGAGGTTTGGCAAGTCAGAACTCTCACAGGTAGAGATTATAAAGAATGCCATTGTGGGGCAAACTGTTGCCTATATTACCCCGACTTATAACCTTGCCAAGACTTTCTTTGACAAGTTAGCAAAAGCAGTGCCATTCGCCTCTAATCGGTCCGACCTTACTCTTGAGTTCCCAAATGGGGGTTCGGTTCAATTCTTTACGGGGGAACGCTTAGACAACCTGCGAGGCAGGAAGTTCCACCTGGTAGTGATTGATGAGGCAAGTTTCATACCTGATCTTGAAGGCGGTTGGTTAAACTCAATCAGACCTACCCTAACGGATTACAAGGGAAGGGCATTGTTTCTCTCAACTCCAAAGGGTAAGAATTACTTTTACTCATTGTTTATGAAAGGGAACGGAGGGGAGGAAGATTGGCAAAGTTTCAAGTTCAGCACGTATGACAATCCGTACATAGATAAGTCAGAGGTTGATAGTGCAAGGATGCAACTGCCCGAGGTAGTCTTTGAGCAGGAGTATATGGCGAACCCTGCTGAGAATGCTGCCAATCCTTTCGGGTCTGCTTACATTCGCCAGTGCATCTTCCCGATGTCTACCAATCAAGTCGCTTGTTATGGCATTGACCTTGCCAAGTCTGTTGACTGGACTGTGGTGATAGGTTTAGATAAGAACGGGTCTGTATGCCATTACGAACGATTCCAAAGGGATTGGAGGCAGACAAAGGAGTATATCATCAACTTACCCAAAGCACCCATCTTGATGGATAGCACGGGGGTAGGAGATCCAATCTTTGAAGATATGCAACGTGAAGGGTTAAATGTTCAAGGGTACAAGTTTAGCAGTACATCAAAGCAGATGCTTATGGAGGGTCTTGCTTCTGCCATTCACCAAAGGAAGATCACATACCCCCCAGGTCCCATTGTGGATGAACTTGAAATCTTTGAGTACCAGTATACCTCATTCGGGGTAAAGTATTCAGCACCTCAAGGATTCCACGATGATTGCGTGGTTAGTCTGTCCCTTGCTTGGCAACACCTCCAAAAGAATGTGGGGAGTGGGAGATATTCCTTTGCGTAAAAATAAATATTTGCTAAAAAAGTTAGTTTATTGAAATATTGTTTATATTTGCTAAGTCAATCCGAATTGATATTCGCAGTATTTATTCGGGTTTGATTTAAGCAACCCGCTTACGTTAAACCCATACAACTGCGAAATGTGTGGGTTTTCTTTTGCCCATACTTGAATAATGCAAGTAGACCACTACCTCTCAAAGTTCTGAAATCAAGGAGTTTAAATCTGTTAAATGAAAAGAAGGATGTAACTTTTTCCCTTTTCAGCCGACTAACCCGATTACCTATGTGACGGAGTAGATGGTCAGTGGTTGCTTACTCTTGGGGGAGGGGGGCAACTTCTGTCCTGACCAACTTCCCTCATAACCTTGTTCGGGAGTAGATTAAGATTACCTTATACACTTAACCACATTTAAACTATTTAACATTATGAATTGGTCCAATGTAACAGTATTCCAATACCAGCAGATTAATGAACTCTATGCTAATAGCAAGGAACTTACCGACCTTGATATATCTGTAAAGGTTGCCTCAATACTTACTAACCAAACGGAGAATCAGATTGATTCATTACCCGTTAAGGAACTTGCACCATTGCTTGAGTCTATCTCATTCATCAACGATGAGATTAAACCCGAAGCGGTCAAGGTGCTAAAGATTAACGGCAAGAGGTATAAGTGCGTTTACGATGTGCGGAATATCCCTGCATCCAGGTATATTGAATCAAAGCACTTCAGTAGTGATGTGATGGGTAACTTGCACAAGATTATGGCGTGTATGGTCATTCCCCAAAGGAGAGGGTGGTTTGGATGGGTTAATGCTAAGTACGATGCAGGTAAGAATAGTGATTACTCACAAGATATGCTTGAAGCAGCTATCGTTTCCGTTCTTGGTTCGGTGGATTTTTTTTATCAAGTATACAAGATTTGGATAAAGAATTCAAGGGATTATATGGTCCAACAGATGATGGAGCAGGGAGTGGAGAGGATGAAGGCGGAAGAAGTGCATCAGGTTTTATGTTCCATTATGGATGGATATACCAAACCAAACTGGTTGCCGACTTTGAAAGAATCACACTTGACGAAGCATTTAACTTACCTGTCTTGAACTTTCTCAATGACCTTGCCTACCTTAAAGCAAAGATGGAACACGATAACGAATTAATAAGGAAGAGTTATGGCAAAAGTTAACTTTGATTTACTTATAGATGATGCAGCGATAGCATCGGAGGCAGGTAAAAAGTCAGACTATGCCTCAGTTGGAGAGTTGCCATTCGTTGAGCAGACCATCATTAATTATGCTGCAAAGTTTATTATCCAGGTACAGAAGAACTTAATTAAGGCAAACAAGACTGACACGGGCAGACTTGAAACGGATATTCAAGAAGGTTCACTTATCAAAGAGGGAGGGTCTTACTCAATTGATGTAGGTTATCCTGCATCTTCCGAAGGTGCGAGATACTATGACTTTGTTAATAAAGGTGTTAAAGGTTTTAAGTCAGGTACACCGAACTCCCCATATAAGTTTAGATCAGCGTTCCCATCTATGAATGGACCAATGGTTAACGCCATCCAAAAGTGGGTTAAGCGTAACGCACTTGCTCAGAGGAAGGAAACACAGAAGTTCAACCTTTCGGGTTTACAGAAGAAGAGAAAAGCGGTTTCAGAATTAAACACTGGCAGGACCACTGCCTACCTCATAGCACGGAAGATAAAACAAAGGGGATTACCCAAGACAGGATTCTTTGACAATGCCATAGACCAGGTGTTCAATGAGCAATTTTATAGCAAGATGGCAAAAGCGGTGGGGGGAGATGTGAGGGTATACATAAAACAAGCGACTTCGCTAATTAACGATGAGAACAAGTAACTATGGCAATAACAGTAAATAGCATCCCCGAACAATACGCATCCCTTCACGATGACCTTTGGTTTGTAGCGACAAGCACCAACGTAGCATCAACAAACTTTAAGTATGTGTTTGACATCTACGTTGATTCGGTATTGATAGCAAGAATTAAGCAGTTCCCCGATGTAACAAGCAACAAGGGGATATTCAACGCAGGGAATATAATGCGTAACTATGCTCAATCCTATTTTATCCCCAATGCATTTCAGAACTTATTTAGCGGTTCAAATGATAATATTTATAAAGAATATACCATCAAATATGGCGAAGAGTACGGAGGGGTAACGTACACAAACTTAGTTACTCAGACCTATGTAGCATTCAACTTTTATTATCCCGACTTTTACAATCCTGCCCAATCTCCGACCTATTATAAGTCATACATTAATAAATGGTTGACCAATAGGGATTTAAGTAATGTTGAATGTGCATTTACGGACAAGTTGCACATTGGGTATATGAATGCGAGTGGGGTAACTACAAACCTATCTCCATCACTACAACTCTACAACGAGAACGGGAGTACAAGCGGAAGTGCATTAACTACGGGAACTGATCCACAAAATACCTTTAGTTTGCTTGATATCTCCCCAAGTGGTATCAATGATTGGTATGGTTCAAATGTCATAACATCAAGCACCTATGCTTACGGAATCAAGTTGTATAATGGTACTGCATTCGGTCCTGAGGCAAAGGTGAAACTTGTTTGCAACTTTAATTATACACCCGTTGCCTTGCACTTCCTAAATCAATTAGGAGGGTATGATACAATGCATTTCCGACTTGTCAATAAAGAATCAAGGAACACAGAATCAAAGCAATACGAAGGAAACAAATGGAGGTACAACTCCACTGCGGTTGCAATGCGGTCCTATGATGACTACCTCCGAATCAACCCAGGTGCGACAAAGTATGTGGTTGAGCATAGCACCCTTTACAAACTGCGAAGTAATTACTTAAATGTTACCGATTATAATTGGTTAGCGGAGTTAATCCAATCACCCGAAGTCTACTTTGAGCAAGGGGGTTACTACTATCCCGTGGTAACGATGACGAGTAACTGGGAAGAGAAGAAAAGGATAGCAGATAAGATGTTCAACCTTGAACTTGATGTGCAGATAGCGAACAAAAAATATAGTCAATTCCGATGAGGACTGAGATATACATAGACAACTACCAACTTGATCTGACAAAGGATATCTCCGCAGAGTTTACCTATGCGATAGATGAAATACAAGACTTTGCAACAAGGAACACATCATTTAGTAAAACTATAATCCTACCTGGCAATGATACAAATAATAAGTTATTCGGTAATATATTCGACTTCGGGATATCTAACCAAGATAATCCAGCAGAACCCAACGTGGGTTACAACTTCAATGCTACCAAGTCAGTACCATGTATCATCTTGGTAGATAAGATACAAATCTTTAAGGGCGTTCTTAGGATGCTTGAGATATTGATTGATGGCAAGAGCATTGAGTATGAGGTCTGTGTGTTCGGAGAGTTAGGTGGATTTATCAATGCACTTGGAAACAAAAAGTTAGAAGATATAGACTTTGGGATAGCGGACCAAACGTGGAACGCAGCAACCATTGCAACGAGTTGGGATAACATAAGCGGAACGGGGGTTTACTATCCTCTCATTGATAATGGCGGTGTATCGGTTACTCCTGGGGGAAGTTACAAAGTAGACTTTTCTTTTGATGCCTTTAGACCTGCTTTGTTTGTCAAGCAATACCTTACCAAGATACTTGATAATTCGGGTTATACTTATGAGTTCCCTTTGCTAAGTACGGCATTGATGAATCGGTTAGTAATACCGAACAATCAAAAGACATTAACAAAAAATGGTACAACTCAATTCATAGCAACTCCAAACAATGTTAACTACCCGATAGCATCAAAGGTTGCCTTTACTGCAACACAACTTGGACCATTTCTTGTTAATGTTGCAAATAATACGTTTACCTACAATAGTGCAACCACTACAACAATCAACTTGCAAGTAGTTGTAAGCGGTGCAATCATTGACCCGAACACTACTTTCTTTAATATTGCATTGAGAAAAAACGGAGTAGACATTTCCTCGCAAGGGTATGTTCCAAACACATTTGACTACATATTCACTGCCGATTTGTCTGCAAACAATATCTCTGTAACGAATACGGACTTCTTTGATATTTTTGTGATATCGGATGCAGGTAGTGGATTCGGTTATGACATAACTGGAGATACAATATTGGTGGGTACGGATGTTATTAGTCAAGTTGATGTCAGTTACGGAGATACTATAATTGTAAATGATACAATACCGAAAGGAGTTTTCCAAAAGGATTTCTTTGCATCCATTGTCAAGATGTTTAACCTTTATGTGTATGAGGATAAGTTAGTTGAGAAAAAACTAATTATAAAACCATTCATTGACTTTTACGATGGAACAAGGGTAGATTTTACAGATAAAGTTGACAGAGGAAGTGTGATAAGGTTAAAACCAATGTCAGAGTTTACTGCACGTTATTATGATTATAAGTACAAGCAGGACAATGATTTTTTTGCAGAAAACTACCGAAAGAAGTATAATGAAGGGTATGGTGATTTTATCTATGATAGCGAGAATGAATTTGTTAAGGAAGTAGATGCAACCGAATTAATCTTTGCAGGTACAGTCATAACCCAATACACGGGAACTGATAAGATATATTCATCAATTTACAAGAAGTCCAATGCCAATGCCTCTGAGGATAAGATGGATTCCGTTATAAGGATTCTACAAGCAAAAAAGGTAACGGGTATGGCATCTTGGAAACTTAAACATACATCAGGGCATGATACATACACGGCATACGGATATGCTGGACACGTTAATGACCCAATAAATCCAACGGATGATATTAATTGGGGCGCACCTAAGCAGTTGTTTTTCACTACCTCATCGTACACGGCAGCAAACTTGTTCAATGGTTATTGGTCCGAGTATATTGCAGAGATAACGGATAAGGATAGCAAATTACTGACCTGCTCATTGAAGTTGAATGAGATTGATATCTATAACCTTGATTTTAGCAAACTAATTTATATTGATGGTTCACTTTGGCGGTTAAATAAAGTCATTGATTATAACCCGATGGACTTTAACGTGACTAAAGTGGAACTACTTAAAGTAATTGAATTAACATACGTTTAATATGGCAGAAGAAATAATTGGCGTCAAGGTCAAAGTTGATGCAGGGGATATCGGGAAGTCGGTTGGTTCATTAAAGCAACAACTAAGGGAAGCACAGAATGAAGTAACGGCATTGTCTGAGAAGTTTGGTGCAACCTCAAAGGAAGCAATCAATGCAGCGAAGAAAGCAGCAGTTTTAAAGGATTCCATCGGTGATGCGAAAGCGTTAACGGATGCATTCAATCCCGACCAAAAGTTTAAGGCATTATCCTCATCTCTTGCAGGTGCAGCAGGAGGATTTGCAGCATTACAAGGAGCAGTCGGATTGTTTGGTAATCAAGCGGAAGCGGTTGAGAAAACCTTGTTAAAGGTCCAATCTGCTTTGGCATTGTCGCAAGGTCTTGAAGCGGTTGGAAATAGTATAGACTCGTTTAAGGTCTTAGGCGGAGTTATCAAAGATTCGGTTAGCAAAGCCTTTGGAACGCTTAGGAGTGCCATCATATCAACAGGAATAGGTGCATTGGTTATCGGAGTAGGTTTACTTATTGCGAACTTTGAAACAGTTAAAAAGGTAGTCCTAAACTTTATCCCTGGTCTTGGTAAACTTGCCGACTTTGTTGGTAAACTTGTAAATAAAGTTACAGACTTTGTTGGTATCACCAGTGAGGCAGGTAGGGCAACTGCAAAACTTATTGAAGATAATGACAAAGCAATTAAGAATAGCGAGAGATTTCTTGAACTTAATGGAGATAAATACGATGAATATACCCAACGTAAAATAAAGGCAAATCTTGAATTCAAAAAGAAACAAAATGAGTTTCAGAAAGATGAGCAATTATCAGAAGATCAGAAGAACGTATTAATAAGACAAGCAAGAGAAAAGGCGAATAGAGAAATTTCCAAGTCTGATGAAGATAGAAATAAATCATTTAAAGATGCAAATAAAAAATTATCAGATGAGCAAAAAGCATTTAGAGAAGAGCAAGATAAAATAATAAAAGAAGAAGCAGCAGCAAGGCAAAAGGTATTAGATGATTCATTAGCAGCAGAATCTAAAGCGTTCCAATTACAACTACAAGCAGCAGATAATAGAACAAAGGCAGCAGCAGAACAAGCAAAACTTGATGAAGAATATTTAGAAAAGCAATTTGAGTTAGAAAATTTAGTACAAGAAAAACAACAAGAAACATCAAATAAAAAAATATTACTTGATAAAAAGACTGCTGCTGATGAACAAGCAATCCTTGATGCAAGATTGAATGCTCAACTACAATTTTTAAATTCAATAGGTAGCGTTTTTGGTACTTTAGCAGGATTGTTTGAACAAGGTACTGCTGCAAGTAAAATTGCTGCTATTGCCGAGATTGGTCTTGGTACTGCAACAGGTTTTATAAATGGTTTAGATATTGCACAAAAGTCTGCAAAGGGAACTGGTCCTGCTGCTGCTTTTGCATTCCCTATATTCTACGCATCACAGATTGCTGCTGTTTTAGGTGCAGCAGGTAAAGCAAAGCAAGTCTTATCTCAAGTCAAAGGTGGTGCAGGTGCGGTAAATTTACCATCAGGTAGTGGTCTTGCATCTGCTCCTGTCAGTCCACAATTATCAACTGTAAACACAGTTACACAATTAAATCAAGCATCCATAAACCAAATGGGATCAGCAGCAGGAAGGGCATACGTTGTTGAATCTGACATCACAAACCAACAAGAAAAAATAATAAGAATAAACCGAGCAGCAAGGCTTGGATAAAATAAAACAAAATGGAGAAGAATATACCGATTTTTAACTTGGAGATAACCAGCGACCTTGAAGATGATGTTGAGGTAGATACAATTAGTTTGGTTGACAGACCTGCTATAGAGAGGTCCTTCCTTGCCTTTGCAGATGATTACGCAGAAGGAATGCCTCACTATACAAAAGATGGTGTACTGTGGACAGGACCAACACACAAAGATGCAGATGGAAGGTTAATGACTGGTGAGGTACACGATGAGAATAGTCAATACCTTTACCACATTGATGAATTAGCGGAAGTTGGACCAAGAGGAGGGATAAGAGAATCAGACAAAGCACCCAAGTCGGACACTAAAAACCCGAACCCGAAAGGTGAAGGGAGTGCCAAAGGTGATGCATCGGGTAAGAAGGGTGCAAAAGTTACAGAGGACCAAGAGAAAAGTTTGCAGAAAAAGGTTGATGAGTTTAATGAAAAAGAAAGCAATACTAAGAATGGCAATGCTACTCTTGGGGCGTTAAAGTCAGTTTTCCAAAGGGGATTGGGTGCATTTAATACCTCACGCAGTCCTGTGGTAAGATCAGCAGAACAATGGGCATTTGCACGGGTTAACGCATTTCTTTACCTGCTAAAAAATGGCAGACCTCAGAATCCAAAATACACTACCGATTACGATTTACTACCAAAGGACCATCCCAAAGCAGAAAAGTTTGCAGAATCAAATATGATTGAATGCCAAAACTGCGGTCACTCGTGGGAGTACGAAGAAGGGGGCGAGGATGTTTACAAATGCCATCTCTGCCAATACGAAAACCAACCTCAAGTATTTGCGGAATCATACACCGACTATCCCGAGAGTGCAAAGAACAACGCACAAAGAGCATTGGATTGGGCAGAGAAAAACGGATGGGGAGAATGTGGCACGGAGGTTGGAAAGATAAGGGCAAATCAAATCGCAAAGGGTGAACCCGTTTCCCGTGAAACAATCGGAAGGATTAGCGGATTTAAACGCCATCAAGAAAATAAAGATGTACCATATTCCGAAGGATGCGGAGGTCTTATGTGGGATGCTTGGGGAGGTACTTCAATGATTGAATGGGCAAGTAACAAGTTAAAGAAAATAGACAGACAAAACTTTGTTATCCAGGATGAGGACCAACAAATCATAAGCGGTCCATTAATGTTGGCAGATACTCCGATATATCGCAATGACCACAACGGAGAGTATTATGTAGTGTTCACAAAGGAAACAATAAAAAAGATTGCACAACGATACTTTAAAAAAGGGTATCAAGCAAACGTGAACTTGATGCACGATTCGGGGCAATCCGTTGAAGGTGTTACCATGTTTGAATCTTTTATCAGCGACAAGGTTAGGGGCATCTACCCGATGAAAGGATTTGAGGATGTACCCGATGGGTCCTGGTTCGGTTCGTTTAAAGTTGACAATGCGGAAGTATGGGCAGAGATAAAAGCAGGAAAGATAAAGGGATTCTCCGTTGAGGGGCAATTTAACTACCGAAAAACAGGCGATAAGAAGATAGAACAACTATGGCAGAACGTATTGAAGGTACTTGCTCAAATCGCCTAAGAATGACCTATATGGTACATTGGAAAATACTAACTATTTATTGTCAAAAGTTATGATGACTACTTTAGAAGCAATTAACAAGATTAAACAAATGTTCGCAGAAGCAGGGGAATTGCCATCTGCAATGCCATTGCAATCTGTTGCTGAGTACAGTTTGAAGAGTGGAGCAAAGGTTATGATTGATAAGTACGAAGTCGGTGGTAAGGTTACATTGGTAGATGATGGCGGTAACCAAGTTCCTGCACCTGCTGGAGAGCATGAGTTGATAGATGGTTCGGTAATGACTTTGGATGAGAACTCTATCATTTTGTCAATTAAAGCACCTGAGGTTGAACTCCCTGAAGCACCTGAGGTTGAAATTGAATCAAACAAGCAGGAAGAAGAGGACATGATGAAGAAGAAGATTGAAGAAATGCAGAAGCAACTTGATGAGATTAAGATGGCATACGATGCCAAACTTGCCTCTCAAGAAGCAAAGTTCAGCAAGGGTATGAGTGATATTTCTGATGTGTTAGTGCAACTTTTAAGCACACCGTCAGCAAATGCTACTGAGCAACCCAAAGAAAAGTTTAATCAGCACATTGAAAAAAAGGAAGATAAAATTAGTCGTTTCCTTGATTTCGCTAAATCAATTAAGTAAAAATTTCTCAAACAATAAAAATTAAATAAAATGAGTTTTTCAGTAGGAACATTGGCAGCATATACAAAAGAGAACGAGGGTCTCCTTGTTGCATCTTCTGTACTTGGCAGCAAAACTGCATCTTTGATTAAAGAGCAGGGAAACGTGATGGTAGGTGTTAAGTCCTCCGAAACCATCAACATAATGGACACAGATGCTATCTTCCAAGATGGTTCATCTTGCGGATTTAACGCATCAGGTCTGACTTCTTTCACACAAAGGACTGTAACAGTAGGTAAGATTAAGGTTAACGAAGCACTTTGCTTGAAAGACCTTGAGAGCAAGTATTTGCAAAAAGCACTTCCTGCTGGTTCTTCTTACGATTCAATGATTTACTCTGAAGAGTATTCAAAGCGTAAGGCAGAGAAAATTGCTTTGCAACTTGAAAACTCAATTTGGCAAGGTAACACAGGAAGCGTTGATGTAAACTTGAATAAGTTTACAGGTTTGACTTCTTTGATTACCTCCGCAGGTGGATCAGTTGTAAATGCAAACAGTGTACCTTTTCATGGTTCAGTAGAAACTGCCATTACCGATGCAAATGTTATCAGCATTTTTGATGATATCTACAAAGCAATCCCTGCTCAAGTAGTTGATAAAAGCGACATTACTATCTTCTGCGGAATGGATGTGTTTAGGACTTACACCGTGAAGTTGAAAACATCTAACTTGTTTCATTACAAATATGATGAAGCAGCAAATGGTGAGTTTTTCCTCCCAGGTACTAACGTGAAAGTTATGGCGGTTCAAGGTTTGAACAGCACTGGCAAGATTGTTGCTACAAGGGTATCAAACTTGTTCTTGGGTACAGACCTTTTGAATGAGGAAGAGAGGTTTGAAATCTTCTACGCTAAAGAAGCAGATCAAGTCCGCTTTGTAGCAGAATTCAAAATGGGTGTAAACTTTGCATTCCCTGATGAGATTGTTAAGTTTTTTGTTTAAATAACTTTGATGGTGAGGGGTGGTTTCCATCCCTTGCCTTCATTATAAATTTTATATTATGCCGTGTGCATTAACTCAAGGTTACGTATTGGATTGTAAAGAATCCATTGGTGGCATCAAAGCGGTTTGGTTTATTCCATTCGGTGATGTTACTACAATTACAGAGGCATCAGGTGTTGTTACTACTATCACTAAGGCATCAGGAAAGGTGTTTTATAAGTACCAACTTGTAAAGCAAACCTCTTCACTAACCGAAAACATTACTGCCTCTGTTGAGAATGGTACTGTTTTCTATGCACAAGAATTGTCAATCATCCTTAATAAACTTCAAGCATCTACAAGAAATGAGATTTTGCTTTTGGCAAAAAACAATCTCCTTGCGGTGGTTCAAGATGGTAACGATAAATACTTCTTGCTCGGTAAGGTAAATGGTGCTGATTTGACTGGTGGTAATGGTGCGACTGGTACTGCTTTTGGAGATAGGAATGGTTACACATTGACCTTCACGGGAAATGAACCTGCACTTGCTCCTGAGGTTTCAAGTGGTATTATAGCAGGATTAACTGTGTAAATAGGCAAGGTTTAGATTTGAGTAGGGCATCCATTTCGGATGCCTTTCTTTTTGGGTAAAAGTTAGCGGATTACCTATTTAGACATAATGATACAACTCACACAAGGAGCAACGGAGTTTATTTACCTTACTTTAACGGAGAAGCAAACACTTGCCTCACCTAATTACTTGTTCCGTTTTGTCAATCGTACTACACGGGATGAGGTTACTTTCGTGCTTTTGTTTGCTCTTGATGTTTCAATCTACAAGGATAGATACAACAAGTTCAGCATCAAAGTACCGAAGTATTTTGGATTGGGATATGTCGGGGAGTGGTTGTATTATGTCTATGAGCAATCAAGTGCTTACAATGTAGACTATACCCAAGCGACTACACTCCTTGAGGAAGGCATTATGAAACTGTCACCATCAACCACATTTGAGTACACACAATACGAGGTTGACAATACATACATAACAAGATGATGAATGATTTAGTCATATTAAACTTTCAAGAAGCAAGGCAACCTGAGTACAGGGAGAAGAGGGGCAAGGGTTACATTGAGTTCGGTGAGAGAAACGATTACCCAAACTACCTTTTGCAACTTTATAACAAGTCTGCAAAGCACAATGCTATCGTAAAAGGTAAGGTTAACTACATCATAGGAAACGGATGGAAGAGTGATGAGGTAGACCCGATAGCGGACCAATTCATCGCACAACCGAATCAGTTTGAATCCTTGAATGAATTGACAAGGAAGGTATCTATTGACATAGAAATTTTTGGCGGTGCTTACCTTGAGGTTATTTGGTCCGTTACGGGTGGTCAGTTAACCGATGTCTTACACATTGATTATACCAAGATCAGGTCCAACACGGATAACACACAGTTTTGGTACAAGAAAGATTGGAATGAAAGAAAGGATGAGTTAATCCCATTGATGGCATTTAATACAAAGGTCAGGCAAGGGAAGCAGATACTTTACATAAAGGAGTATAGACCAGGTTTAGACACCTATGCTCTTCCAGGTTATATGGGTGCATTGAACTATATTGAATCAGATATAGAAGTCAGCAGACACGTTTTGGGGAATGCTCAAACGGGATTCAGTGCATCCAAACTTATTACCCTTCCAAATGGCGAACCTTCTCCCGATGAGAAGAGGAACATTGAAAGAAGGTTTACGGATAGGTTTAGCGGTAGCGATGGTAAGAAGTTTATCTTATCCTTTACAACTGATCCTGCAAGGAAACCAATTATTGAGGACTTAGGAGCAAGTGATATTACAAAAGAGGATTTTACGAGGGTTGACTTAATTATACAAAACAACTTGTTTGCAGGTCATCAGATAACCTCACCAAGTCTTTTCGGTATTGCCGAACCTGGGCAACTTGGAAGCAGAACGCAGATGCGTGATTCTTATGAGATATTTAAAAACACCTATGTAAACGATAAGCAGCAGTTCCTTGAAGTAATCTTCACTCAACTTGCTGCGTTAAAGGGTGCGACTTCTGAGGTTAGTATTATACCCGTTGAACCTATCGGGTTTGAGTTGAGCGAGGCAGCACTTTTGCAGATTGCACCGAAAGAGTGGTTATTGGAGAAAGCAGGGATAGATGTTGCAAAATATGCACCAACTGAAGCAACTCAACCATCAGCAAACCAAGAACAAGTTGAGGTAAACGATAACTTAAAGAATCTAAGCGGTAGACAATACCAGCACTTGATGCGAGTAATTAGGCAATACTCTCAAGGTAAAATTACCAAAGAGATTGCGGTTACTATGCTCAAGTCAGGTCTTGGAATGAATGACAATGAGATAAATGCTATGCTCGGCATAGATGAGGACCCAATGACCGAGGACTTTAGTTTCTCCGCACTTGATGAGGACACTGTTATAGGCTTATTTAGAGAGGTTGGTGAACCTAAAGAGGATTATAACATAATCCAATCCAAGGCGGTTTTTAGTGCCAAGGATGCGTTTGCAGAGGGAGATTTGATAGACAAGACACTTGACAAGCAAATCCTTGCCTTGATTGACAAGGATAGGAAGATAAGCATTGATGACATTGCGAAGGCGGTAAGGAAAAGCAGAGAGGTGGTACAGGGAAGATTGTATTACTTGGTTGAATCGGGTGCGGTAAGTTATGACCCAAAGATTGAAGAAAGGAAACTTACCAAACCATTAAGCAAGTTGGTTGATGATATGGATATAACAACCTTTGAGATTAAGTATTCTTACGAGTGGAAACCGATTGTACCAAAAGAGGATAGAGATTCTTTAGAAAAACCATCAAGGTCTTTTTGCAGAAAGTTATATGGAGAGCAAAGGCTTTGGAGTAGAAGCGGAATAGAGATGTTGAGTGCAAGACTTGGTTACTCGGTATTTGACCGAGGCGGTGGATGGTGGGGAGATTCACCAAGTTGTAGGCACGAGTGGAGAAGAAACGTAGTAGTAAAAAAGAAATAAGATGAGCAGAAATATATTATTTATATCAGTAGATACGATAAAGGACAGAACAGGGTTGCACGTTAACGTAGACCCTAAGTTGGTCTTTCCCGATATACTTTATGCACAGGATGCATATATCCTCCCTGCTTTGGGTACGGCACTTTATGAGAAGTTACAGACAGGTATTGAGTGCGGAGATTTAGATTGCGATGAGGAAACCTTGCTTAACACCTACATAACACCTTGTTTGGTTTATTATGTTATGAGTGAGTTGCCAATGGCGTTATCATATCAATTCTATAATAAGGGTGTAGTAAGGAAGTCGGGAGATAACCAAACCGAACCAAGTGCATCAGAATTGGCAGATGTGGCGAATAGGTACGGAGCAAGGGCAGAGTTTTACAAGCAAAGGTTAATCAAGTTCTTGAAACAAGAATCCCAAGCAAGTGCAAAATATCCTGAGTACATAAACCCTGGCACTGGAGTAGATACGATTGTTCCCGACAATGATGCCTACACTACTACCATTTATCTCGGTGATTACGATTGTGGCAGATACAAAACATTTGAAGAAAAATATCAAGGAAATATAAATCGTTGTTGTGGCGAATAAAACATACACTAAAAAAAACCAAGAGAAACTTCGTGTTTACCTTGAAAAAATAAAAAAGGATGACCCTAAACCAAATAGTAAAGACAATAGAGGACTTGGGAAATGCCCATCAGCAAATCAAAACAACGTACTACGGGAACGCTTTTGATTTCTTGAGCAAGGGTACTGACAATGTCTACCCTGCTTTATTTTTTGACCTAACGGGTGCATCCATCAATGGTAAGAGTTCAACCATCAACTTTACATTGTTTTTTTGCGATAGGGTACTTCCCGAGCAATCAAATGAACAAGAGGTATTGAGTGACCAATTACTAACGGCACAGGATATCATTGCACAATTACACTTTAATGACTTTGACTTTGTTCTTCAAGATGCGGTAACGCTTGACTTTTTCACGGAGGACACTCCCGAATATCTTGCAGGAGTTAGTGCTACTATTGCTCTTGACTTACCATACTTACAAAATAGGTGTGAAGTTCCAACAGACTACACATACCCATCATAAATCTATTTAAAATAAAAGATAATGGCATCAGATTTCAGACCAGGAACACTTGATATACAGATTTGGAGGAATGACACTTGGCAGCAGGTGTTTACTCTATTGGCAGATACTACACCGATAAACTTATCAGGTGCAACAGTTTACATACAGGTCCGTAAAGGGTGTGGCGGTACTCTTGCTTTGACTTTAACTAATGGAAGCGGTGTGACTATCGGAGGGGCAAGTAACAATCAAATAACAGTCAACAAGTTAGTAAATATTGAAAAGGGAAACTACGTTTATGATTTGCAGGTAACTTTTTCTGATACTACTGTAAAGACATACCTGGAAGGTGATTTTATTGTTTATGATGATGTAACTAAACCATAATTGAGATGAGTATTGATGTAAATGTTACGAATGATTTAGTAATAGTAACTGAAACAACTGAGGACATAACGGTTAACGTTAGCAATGCAGCAGGTCCTGCTGGGCAAGGTGTTCCCGTTGGTGGAACTACGAATCAAGTATTAAAGAAGTTAAGTGGTACGAATTACGATACTTATTGGGCAGTTGATAACGAAGGTGTACCATATAGCGGTGCATCGGGAAACGTAAACCTCGGAGCATTTACTTTAACCGCTGCATCAATAATAAAAAGCGGTGGCATATCTTCTCAGTTTCTCAAGGCAGATGGTTCGGTTGATAGTTCAACGTACCAAGCAGCCTTAACATTAACCACCACAGGAACAAGTGGTGCTGCGACATTTAGTTCAAATACTTTAAATATTCCACAATATCAAGGGGTTCTTACTAATCCCGTAACAGGTACGGGTGCAACGGGACAAGTTGCTTATTGGACAGGGGCATCGGCACAGGCAGGGAATAACAATCTGTTTTGGGATGCTGCGAATAGTAGGTTGGGGATTGGGACTAATGCACCAAGTGCAAGTTTACACATTGTTAAATCAACTGTTAATGATGCTTTATTGATAGTAACACCTAACAATAATACTTCTTTATATCCTTTCTTTTTAGGTGGTTCAACACTTACTGCTGATAATTATTTAAGAGCAAATGCTTCTGTTATTGAATTTTTTAGGAATGGAGTTGCTGCTACAATTAGAACAGTTGGTTCAAGCAATAATTTAGTGTTACAATCATCAAGTGATTTATTATTAAATACTAATGGATCAAATGAAAGAGTAAGGATATTTACTACAACGGGTAATGTTGGAATCAACACAGGAGCAACCGATGGCGGTCAGCGTTTGCAGGTGATGGGTGATGCGTTTATAAAGGGGAGTGGTGCAACATTTAGCACAGTTTCATTACAGGTTCAGAATAGTGCAGGAACAAATTTATTTAGAGTATACAATAGCGGACAACTTAGATTAGGCAATACAGGTTCATCTCCTTTAATTTTTCCACAAGCTGATTTGGGTACTGTTGAAGATTTATCAGGAAGAAATTTATCATTCTATTCCTATACGGGTTCACAATCTGCAAGTTCAGGTAGATATTTTTTTGGTGGTGAAAACATGGTTCAAACCACAGGTGCAAATTATAATATTTATTCAAGGAGTCAGTTTTTCCCAACAAGTGGAACTGCAACACTTGCTGATATTTATATCAATCCACAAATAAGTCAAACGGGTGGAGCAAATGGAATTTCTCGTGGTTTATATGTTGACCCAATTCTTACCGCTGCTGCTGATTGGCGGTCAATTGAATGGAGTAACAATAGCGGTTGGGGATTGTATGGGGCAGGAACTGCGAATAATTACCTTGCAGGGAAACTTGTAATCGGAACAACAACAGTCAGCACCTTTGCTCTTGATGTCAACGGAACTGCAAGGGTTAGTGGGGCAGCAACATTCTCAAGTAGTGTAGTTGCAAGTGGATTAATAAGTTCAACAACAGAATACAGATTTAATAACTCAACATTTAGTAGATTTGGTATTGTTGATGGTGGTGGCGCTTTTGCAGGTGGTTACAATTTCAACATAAACGAAAATAATCCTCAACACGATTCAACAGGTTCATTATCTGCATATTATTACAGAAGTTCTGGTATTATTAGTTTTTTTACAAATAGTAGTCAAGCAAGTGGTACATCAGCATCAGAGAGAGTTCGCATCACCGCAGCAGGAAGATTGCTTTTGGGAACTACCACAGAGAGTACGTTTTTGTTAGATGTCAACGGTACAGGAAGATTTTTAGGTGATGTAAGGATTGTATCTAATACACCGCAAGGCGGACTTACAGTTGCCAATACTCAATCAGATATTCCAACATTCAAATTAGCAATAACTAATGTTGCCAATGTTGATTTGGCTTTAAAAAATCTATCAGGTGATTATAGTTTTGAAAACGGAGTAGGTACGCCAATAGTTACCTTTAAAAGTGGAGGCAATGTTGGTATAGGTACTTCATCGCCAAGTTTCTTGTTAGATGTTAATGGTACAGGAAGGTTTAGTGGTGTATTGACATTAAGTTCAACTATTAGTAACGGAACTTATACTTATACACTTCCAAGTGCAACGGGAACTATTGCCCTTACAAGTGCGTTAAGTGGTTACCTACCATTAACAGGAGGAACTTTAACAGGTGCATTAAATGGAACAAGTGCAAGTTTTAGTAGTACTCTTACTGTAAGTAGTAGACTAACATTAAACGGAGTTGGAACATCTGAAATATATACAACAGATGCATCGGGGTTGTATTTAACTGCTGAAACAAATGGTGGAATGTATCTTGCATCTGAAAATAGATTTATTTTTAGGAAAGCAACAAGTCCGTTTACAGAATATATGCGTATTGAAAATACGGGTGATGTTTTAATTAGTGGAGTTCTTCGTGAAACAGTAACCGCAAATAGACAAACAGGATCATACTCAATTGTATTAACAGACAGGGGTAAGTTAGTTGAAATGAACGTGGCAACTGCAAACAACTTAACTGTTCCGCTTAACTCATCAATCGCATTCCCAATCGGTACAAAAATTGATGTAGCACAATACGGAGCAGGGCAGACTACATTAGTTGCAACGAGTGGTGTTACAGTAAGAAGTGCAGGAGGTGCGTTAAAATTAGCGGTACAATATAGCGGTGCATCTTTGGTAAAGATAGGAACTGATGAGTGGTATTTATTCGGAGATATAACTGTATAACATGAGTTTAAATTTAGGTATCATAGCATCTTCAAGAGGTACGGCTGCTCCTGTTGGTATTACTCCTTTATTGGATTTGTACCCTGGTGCAGCACTTGCTTTTTCTTTGCGTAAGTTGAGGACTGCTTATGCAGGTTCAGCAATAAGGGTAAGAAGGTCAAGTGATAATACAGAAATGGATATTGGTTTTGATGGTGGTGGTGGATTAGATACAACCGAATTAACAACATTTGTAGGTGCAGGAACAGGTTATGTCAAGATATGGTATGACCAAAGTGGTAACGCAAATAATGCAACTAATTCAGACATTAATTTAGTGCCAATAATAGTTCAATCGGGTGTATTAGTTACAGATGGTGGTAAGGTTGCGGTGATTCCTGTTCGGAATATGAACTTCACTGCTATAAGTGGTTCAGTGCCAAATTATTCAGGTTATAGTGTAATGTCAAGAACAAGTGCAACAAATATTTTAACAAGTTTTTCTGGTAGTAGTTCTCCATTTATCAGTTTAATTTATTCAAACTCCTTTGCTTACAATCAAAATTTAACAAACGAGATATCGTATAGTTTTCCTTCAACAGGTAGGTTTTTATTTTCAACATTAAACATTAGCAACAATCAAAGTGCATTTGTAAACGGAACATTAAAAACAGTTGTTAAAGTTACAAATACAATTTCAAATGCTTTTGATAGGTTTTTATCAAGGTCGGCATCAGAACCATTTAGTGGAAAAACACAAGAACACGTTTTCTACGAAACTAATCAATCTGCAAACAATTCAGCAATAAACTCAAACATAAATTCATATTATTCAATTTTTTAATTATGGCAAATATTACACCAACGGCAGTATGGTATCAGGGAGAGCAGCATCAAGCAAACGTATTTACACTATATTCAACGGGTGATAATCTTTTGGATTCAGCATTATTTAGGTATCAGTTAATTGAAGAAATTATCGTCAGTCCAGAACAGCAATCAAGTCAAACATTGTTGATGGGAGAACTATCTATCAATGGTGAGGATTATGCTTTGTGGGATGCAGAGGTAGACGCAAACGCATGGATTTACAATTGGGCAGCAAGTCAACTTAACTTAGTAATTATTTAAATAAATAAACAATGGCAAAACAAATCATACCCGTTGATATATGGGTAAATGGAGAAAGCAAGACAGCAGAGTTCCTTCAAGTAACCTGCATCAATGACAACTACGAATCAAGTGCTACTAACTACTGGCAGTTATTCACCAAGGTTGTGGATGCTAAAGGTGTTGAATCACAAGGTGAGCAAGTTGCTCAAGGTAACCTCACCATTGATGGTGCAGATTATATCGCTTGGGGTGACCAACCTGCGATGGCAATTAACGCTTGGATTTACAACTGGAGTGCGGATAAGTTAAATTTAGTAATTTTACCTTAAATTAAATACTATGAACCTGACAGAACTGAAAGCACAAGCGTATGACATCCTTGCTCAAATTGAGTACCTTCAGAAGCAACTTCAAGAAACAAATGCTAAGATTGGCGAAGAACTCCAAAAAGAGAAAAACGAAAATGGATAGCAAAAGTATTGGAATGTGTGTAGCGACTATACTGATAAAACTTTGGGCAGATCTTGCCCTTAGTCAAGTCGGTGTAGTCGTTGCCATTTTAGCAGGAATCTCAACGATTGTCTACAATGTTTACAGGATGATTAAAGAATTAAAAAGATGAGGCAGTTTTTTACCGAGGAAAGCAATCGTTTAAGCATGAAACGCCTTTGTGCCTTTGTTGGTACTTTGTCAATTTGTGCGACTATGATTGCTAAACCTACTGAGGTAGCGATTTATTCGGTTACATTTTTAGTATCATCAGCACTTGGGTTCGCATCTGCCGAAAAAATATTTAAGAAATGAAGTACATATTTTTACTTATTCTATTGATTGGATGCAATCCAGTTAAGCAGGTTTTGAGAGATCAGGACAAGTTAGAGCAGATTGCGAAAATTGTAATTGCAGGGGGGTGGTGTGCCAATGATACTACCTTTATTACAAAGTCAGATACCTTGGTTGAGTTTGACACTTTAATCAACGTAAAATTGCAAGTTGATACTCAAAAAGTAAACGAATTTGTTTACATCACGAATTGGAAAACAAGGGATGTTGTTAAGTCTGTAACGATTCACGATACCTTGAAGTCCTACATAGTAGACAATTCTCGTGTGAGGTTATTACAGACCGATTCAGCACGTTTAAGTGGCGAGGTGATAGAATGGAAAGGCAAGGCAAAAAGAAGGCAGTTATGGATATTTGCATTGATTGGAGTTTGGTTATTAATTAGATACCTAAGAGATAGAATTTTATGAAACTAAACAAGGCAGGTGCAGACTTAATTAAAGAGTTTGAAGGGTGCAAATTAAAGGCGTATCGGTGTTCAGCGTTGCGGTGGACAATTGGATTCGGTAATACCTTTTATGAAGATGGTTCACCAGTAATGCAAGGTCATGCAATAAGTCAGCAAAAGGCAGAGGATATGTTTGAATTGATTGCAAATGAGTTTGCTGCAAAAGTGGCAAAATTAGTAACGTCTAACGTAACTGATAACCAATTCGGGGCATTGGTTTCATTCGCATATAATTGCGGAGTAGTCAACTTGCAGAAGTCTACACTTCTTAAAAAGGTTAATGCCAATCATAATGACCCAAGCATAAAAGCAGAGTTCTTGAAGTGGAACAAGGCATCAGGCAAAGTTCTTGCAGGTCTTACAAGAAGAAGGGAAGCAGAATCTAATCTTTATTTCAAATGACAAAAGTACAAATCTGTGTTGATTATCGGGAAAGGTTCGGATGGGATATGCCGACCTTAAAACTTGCAAGGATTATTTACCAAGATAATCCTTTACTTTTTACATCTCTTGACGCAGTACGAAGTGCCTTGAGAAGCATTGAAGGAAAGGGTGGTCAACGGGTAGGAATAAGAAAAAAAGTTGAGGAAAGACCTAAAAACCCTTATAATTTACCACAATCGGATGAGGCAATTTATGAACCTTATCAACTTGATGCAAAGAGGTTACTGGTATTATCTGACATCCACATTCCTTACCATAGCATTGATGCATTAACCTGTGCTTTTGATTACGCTAAAAATGAGAAACCAGATGCCATCCTTTTGAATGGTGATACTCTTGATTTCTTTGGATTGAGTAGGTTTGCTAAAGACCCAAAGGCAAGGTCCTTTGCTCACGAATTAAACACCTTTAAGGAGTTTATAGACATCGTTAAAAAGACATTTGATGCTAAGATTTACTTTAAAATTGGAAACCATGAGGAAAGGTACTTCCATTTTCTTTGGATGAAGGCACACGAGATAGTTGGAGTTGAGGAGTTTGAACTTGAGAACATAATTAAGTCAAGGGCAGAAGGCATTGAAATAATCAAGGACAAGAGGATTATGAAAGCAGGTGACTTAAATATTTTACATGGACATGAGTTCGGAGGTTCGGTATTTAGTCCCGTAAACATTGCAAGGGGATTATTTTTGAAAGGTAAGGTTAGTGCTATGCAAGGACACAATCACCAAACATCAGAACACTCTGAGAGCAACATGAACGGGGAAATAACTACTACCTGGTCACTTGGTTGCCTCTGTGAGTTGCATCCTGCCTACCTTCCTATTAACAAATGGAATCACGGATTTAGTGTTATTGATATTGACGGGCAAAACTTTGAGGTAAGAAATAAAAGGATATTTAAAGGCAAAGTTCTTTAACTATGGAAGAGGACCTCATTTTAGGAAAAGAAGAAGAGGTTGAATGTTTTGAGGAAGAGATAGGACATTCCTTTCCCGAGTACATATCTTGCTCGGTTGAGGTCCTGACAATGCTTGAAACCGCTAATCCTATGACCCGTGAAGAGGTTGAAAAGACGCAAGAATTAAAGAAACTTTGCATGGAAATGCTTGAATTTTCTGTTAAATCCATGCACGGAATGCTATTTACTAATGACATTTGACTGTTTTTAATTGTGTATTAATGTGATTCTCCCCCATTGTTTCTACTTTGGGGGTTCTTTTTGTGTGAATCGCAAAGAAATATTTAAAAAAAGATTAAAAATTGTTTGGTAGTATGAAATAAAGTATTATCTTTGATATATCAAATCACAATAAAAAACACACAAAATGATTAAGGCATTCAAAATTTACAAAGATGGAGTTACTGCTAATTGGGTTACTATCTTAATTCCCGAAAATGATTTCACTGACAACTTATTGAATTATAAAATTAGCAAGTACATTTATTTAGGTTACAAAATTGAAATGATATAAGATGAAAAAGTCAACACTCCAAACCATCGCAATCATCATCCTTGCCTTAGTAATTTGCTCTGCTGATAACTGGTTCTAATCACAATCTAAAATAAACACAATGGAAAACAATGCACTCCCCAAATGGGGAGACTTGAACACTTATGAACGCCACAAGTTAGTGGGCGAGTTAATTGATTCAATGATTTATAGCGCAGAAGCCTTACAACACCTTCAAGCAACTATTGAGCAGTTCCGCTTGATGGGTTATGTGCGGTCCATTATAATGCCTCAAAATAAACCACAAGAGGTATGTCCCGAATGCGATGGGAAAGGTTGCAATGAATGCGTAATAATTTTAAATGATGAAATATGAAAACCTGCACATATTGTAAGAAGGAGAAACCGATAGAATTATTCAACAAAAATAGGTCAACTAAAGACAAGCACGCAAGTAGGTGCAAGGCTTGTGAAAAAGCAATCAAGGATAACAAGAAAGATATCTTTTCAGATTTGTATAAAATTTTTTAATAATCAAAATCAATAAAATGACAAAGGAAGAACTAAGAAAGACAAGAAGAGCAAAAGAAATAACCCAAGAGAAGTTGGCAGAATTGTCGGGTATCTCATTGGCAACAGTCAACCGAGCAGAGAAAACTGGTAAGGTCCGACTTGGAACGATGCAAAAATTATTCCAAGTATTAGAAGAAATATCTTAATTTTAAATCAAATCAAATCACAAACACAATGAAAAAACAAGTCACAACTAATGTCCGCATCCCTGCGGATTGGTTAAAGGTCAGCATTAATGACATCATGATTATGGTAACGGCAACCATTAACGATGTGGAGGATTACATTGATGTCCAAGTACGGGAGATTCATATGCCAGGGTATCACTGCCTTAACATCTTGCCTCAATACTATTTATCATTCTATGAGTTGGTAGAGCAGAAGTGCATAGATGCTTTTACCTTCAAGATGGATTCAGAGTATGACCACGAATACTACTGCGACTATGCACTATGAGAGAATAGAGATGACCCTTTCGGTCAAAGGTGAAGTCCGTGCTACTGCCTACCCTTTGAGAAATCACGAAAGCATAGAGAGGCAACGCAAACAATGGTATTTTTTTTACGGCTTAAAAAGTATTATGGAATGGGAGATATACATATCTTATACATCCAAAATGCAAAACTCTTCACCCTTTAAAATAGAAAAATCATTTCCTTACATTACAAAATCACAACATAATGACACAACAGAATCAAGACCAACAGACCTCTATTGCGAACCAGTTAATCTTGCAGGGGGACTTATCCAAACTGTCGGCAAACGACAAAGTCAGGTATTATAACGGGTACTGCGAAAGAATGGGATTAGACCCATACACAAAACCTTTTGACCTATTAAGACTTAACGGCAAAGAGATACTTTATTGCACAAGATCAGGTACTCAGCAACTTAACAAACTCCACAAGGTATCTCACACCATTACCAGCAGAGATACCAATGCCGAGGCAGGGGTTTACATTGTAACTTCTAAGGCATCCCTTCCTGATGGTAGGTGTACGGAATCAATCGGGGCAGTAAACATCGCAGGTCTTAAAGGTGAGATGTATGCCAATGCCATTATGAAGGCAGAAACAAAGGCAAAGCGGAGGGCAACACTTGACCTCTTGGGATTGGGTGTTATTGATGAATCAGAGGCAGAAAGCATCCCTAATGCATCCGTAGGGGCATTGCAAACAATGGTTGAAGCAATCCCTGAGATGGAGGTTGAAGCGGTTGAGGTTATTGAAACCGAGGCAGAAGAGAAGTTAACCATTGGTAGACTGATGATTGCGATTAAGAAAGCAGAAACCATTGCAGAACTTAAGAGCATTTACGAAACAAATAAACACAAAGTAGAAACCAATAAATTTGTCAAAGATGAACTTAAGCAACGAAAATCAGAACTCCTTAAAGGTTAATGAAATAAAGGTGGGGGATATTGCCCCCACTAAATTTGCCATTGAACTTATGGCAGATGCCATCCAAGAGCAGGTTAATGATGGACTGCTTAATCCCTTAGAGTTAGCAATTAAGTTCAACGGATTAGAACAATTAGTTAAGTCGGTAAAGACCCGAATAACCGAGAATGTTCTTTCAGAACTTATGAAGCATCCTAAAGGAAAAGCAGAGGTACTTGGTGCATCGGTATCGCAAATGGATAGTATCAAGTATGACTTCACGGACCTACCTGGGTGGTTGGAAATTGAAGAGCAGATTATGATGCTCAAGGAAAAGCAGAAGGAGATTGAGGACAAAGAAAAAACATACCATAAGGGCAACCTACCCGTTAAGTCAGTAACTTCAACCTTCAAAATTCAACTTTCTAAATAAACAAATATGCAAAAATTAATTAGTCTTAACATTGATGTTAGTAAAATTGATGCCAAACGCCTCTACAAAGGTAAGAAAGGGCAGTACCTATCCGCAACCTTGTTTCTCAAAGAAGAGGTTGATCAGTACGGAAACAACGGATTCATTGTAGAATCCATTACCAAGGAGGAAAGGGAAGCAGGACAGAAAGGTACAATCATCGGTAATGCCAAGTTTTTGGTAGCAGGTGGACCTTCTAAGCAAGAAGAGATATCTGACTTACCTTTTTAAATTAATCACAAGGGTGGGGTTGTAATGACCTCACCCACAATTAAACCAAATCAAATGCAAATCACATTAGACAATCACGAGCAGGAAATCGTTAGAGGAATCGCATTAGCAAGGCATAACAATAACATTGAAAGAGGAAGCAGGGACTTTAAGATGGGGAACGGGGATGACCTTCTCATAAACTTAGAAGGAACAGGCGGAGAGTTCGCATTTTGTAAACTGCAAAACATTTACCCCGACATGACCATTAACCACCCTATCCCTTTTGATTGTTACATAAAAGGTCACGGATTCATTGATGTTAAAAGTACCAAAAGGACAAATGGAATGCTTTTAGTAGGTGTTTGGAAATCAAGGTCAATACCCGACTATTATGCATTAATGGTGGGAGAGTTTCCGACTTATGAGTTCAAAGGTTTCTTTCCAGGTGATGACTTATTTAATGATGGCAACCTTGTTGACCTCGGACACGGACCAACTTACGGAATACCTCAAGACCGTTTAAAAATGGAGTTATGAACACAGGACAAATAGTAAAGAGCAAATCAACCGAGAGGTTTACAACTTTACCAAATCAGTTGATAAAGTCAAAATGTTTAACACTTGATGAAAAAGGTCTTTTGAGTTATTTATTATCACTTCCATCGGATTGGGTTATCTACAAAAAGAATCTTTACAACAACCTTCCCGATAAACCTGGCAGCATAGATAGGGCATTTAAGGGGTTGCAGTCTAAAGGTTATATCTTATCAATAAAGATGCATGACCAAACCACAGGGAGGTTTGTTGGATGGAATCATATTGTTTATGACATACCTGCCGAGAATGAAGATAACCGAGTTCGGGAAAACCCGACATCGGAAATTACCGACTTCGGTGAAAGTGCCATTATACAAAAGACTAATTCAATACTAAAGAAAGATATAATACAAATAAAAGATTTAGAGTTCATTTCAGATGATTGGGAAGATGTTTGGAAGGGATGGATGGAATATAAAAAAGTTGAGCATGGTAACAAGTTTAAAAGTTCTAAAACAGAACAAACTGCCATAAACAACTTGGTTGAACTTGCAGGTGGAGATTTGGAAACTGCGAAAAAAGTTATCAATCAAAGCATATCAAATAACTACAAAGGATTATTTAAACTTAAAATCACAAACAATGTTACCACTAAATCAAGCACTGACATCTATGCACAACGCAGAGCAGAACTCCATCAGTACACTGATAAGATTGACCAACTCCGAGGAATTAGACCTTGAGAGGTTTAAACTATCAAGAACATCCCTACCGATATCCTTATTAAGTGGTGCATTGGTAGTGGATGAACTTATCAACGGAATGCAGAAACTTGGGGTAAAAGGTGACAAGATGCCAACTAATGCAGACCTTTTGATTATGTACAAGTCCATTATGGAGGAATACCCGAATATTAAAATAGGTGAACTATCCCTTGCTTTTGACTTAGCAGCAAAGGGTAAACTTGACATTGATGCAGAAACTTATCAGAACTTTTCAATGCTTTATCTGCACCGAATCCTCAGGGCATTCGCAAGGTATGGGATGCAGAAACTCAATGAGATTAAACCAGCAGAAGATAAAAAATGGAATCCAAGATTTGTCACGGATGATGAAAAGATAGAAACTGCGTTTGATTGTTACAAAAAGTTTAGGATTTGGGATAGCATTATCTTTGGGGTAGATGTGTTCCATATTCTTCACAAACAAGGGAGAATCATTGTTGATGCGGAGAATACCTATGACAAGGTCCTGAGGTCAATGAATGACAGAATGTTTGATGGTTCAAGTCAGGACAAGATAGACATAAAGAACAAGATGAAGGATGATGACTACATGGAAAACCAGTGTAAAAGAATGGCGGTAGCAGATTATTTTGATAAATTAATTAAATAAAAGCATAAATATGAAAATATTAATTGCTTGTGAGGAAAGTCAAGCAGTATGCAAAGAATTTAGGTTATTGGGTCACGAAGCATATTCTTGCGATATTCAAGATTGCTCAGGTGATAAACCCGAATGGCATATAAAAGGTGATGTTATTGAGCAACTTGATAAAGGATGGGATATGATGATTGCTTTCCCTCCTTGCACACATTTGGCAGTTAGTGGTGCTGCTTGGTTTGAAGAAAAGAGAAAAGATGGTAGGCAGCAGGAAGGTATTGATTTTTTTATTAAGATGGTAAATGCACCAATTAATAAAATAGCAATAGAAAACCCAATCGGAATTATGTCAAAACTTTATCGGAAGCCTGACCAAATAATACACCCTTATTACTTTGGTGATGAAACAAGCAAAGCAACTTGTTTATGGTTAAAAAATATGCCTAAATTAAAACATAATAAATATAATAATATGTTTGAAAAAACTACATGGGTTAACCCAAAATTTACTGAATTTATATGTGCAGATGGTAAAGTAAAGAAATTTTCTACAACTGCTGATAAATGGTATAAAAATGCAGAAGAAAGGAGCAGGGAAAGGTCTAAGACATTTCCAGGAATAGCAAAAGCAATGGCAGAACAATGGGGCAAAAATATATAAATATGGACTTAACCGCAGGAATGTTAACAAAGTTTGCACTTATCAATTTAGAATCCAAAGGTTACTATGTTTGGCGTAATAACAACTTGTCTGTGCCTGGCAGGAAGTTCATTGGGGAGAGAGGTGTGGCAGATGTAACAGGATTCTGCAAGAAAACAGGCAAGGCGGTTTATTGTGAGGTTAAAACTATTAAGGATAAACTTAGCGACTTTCAGATAGTTTTTCTCAATAGAGCAAAAAATGCTGGTGCATTGTGCTACCTTGCCACAGACAACAAAGGAATCCCCGAACTGAATGAATGGATCTGACCAAGAACGATATCATCACAGGTCTATATACCGACAAGGATATAGACAATGCCATTAAGAAGATGCAACCTTTTGAGTTGCAGGATGACTTGAGGCAGGAGATGTTTATGGTACTTTGCGAGATGGATGAGGTAAAGTTCATGTCAATGCATACGGGTGGTTTTTTAAAGTTCTACCTGGTCCGTACAATGCTCTCAATGATAAAGTCCGATAGGTCAACCTTCTTTAATAAATTTCGGAGGGTATTTACCGAATGGACTGAGAAGCACGATGCACCCGATTATAACGATACAATTCAAACCGATGAGATAACTGTAAAACTAAACAATAGTCTAAAGATACTCCATTGGTACGAACTTGAGATACTACGCTTGTACTCCGAGAACGGGCAAAACATAATGTCCCTTTCACGGGAGACTGGCATTCCTTACAGGTCCCTTATGAAAACGATTAAAAAGACCAAGACATTACTTAAATATAAAATCAAAAACCATGTTGTTACTTAAAATTGTTATCGCATCCCTTTTCTCCGTTTTCTATATTATTGACATGGCAAGACTGCCTGAGAAGTTAAATGTCAATTTTAAACCATTTAACTGCAATATGTGCCTATCCGTATATGTTGCCATTGCTTTATACTTCTTGCCCGTAATGGTCACAAATTGCGTTCTCGTAGCATTTGTCGCAGGGGTATCTGCTCCGCTATTTAGAAACCTTATGAATAACATATTCTTCAAAAAATAATCACAATGACACATGAAGATGAAAAGTTTTTACAAGACAATATCTACAACTTTGAGTGCGTAAAGATTGGGTTCATGAAGAACCTACC